CCCATGTTTCCTGCGTCATACCCTGAGTTTATATCGCCTGCAAAATACTCAGAACCTTGAAGATTTGGGCGGTACTGGTTAACAACCGAACCTGCCTGATTTGGGTTTTGTGCGCCTACCTGAGATGCAATATAAGATGCCTGATTAAACTGCTCAGGGTCACCCTGCATAGCCATGTCAGCCATGCCTTGCATTCCTGCGTTCTCATAGTCATTGAAGTCAGCTATACGTTGGCCCGGAAATGCTTCATAGCCTCTTTCGCTCTCGTATGTAGCCCGACCTAACAGGCTTTCATAGAACGGTCTTGCATATTCTGGAAGGTTAGTCGTTGTTTGTTCGACTTGTTGCGTTCCGCTTGATCCGCCACCTTTGCTCATTTATCAATCCTCTTCTCATACACTACATAAGACTGCTTAAAGTCATCTTGACCAAGCCATTTCCAGAACCCTTGCCTTGCGGTTGCTTCTATTCCATTGCATCCTGTTTCTTCGGCAAAAGAGTTGAATCTCTCTAACATTTCCCAAACCCAATCATTAAACCTATCGCCACCCAAGAACTGGATAGCAAGCATCTTTTTGTTTGGGTAATTAACTATTTCAGTAGTACCTACACCATCAATGTTTTTATCTTCATCGAAAGAGAGCCAGAGTTGTTGTTGCCCACTAGCAATAACATCAAACAAAACCTCCATAGTCCAACGACCATTTGATCTAATAACCGCACGTTCAAGCTGTTTTTCAACATCAGGCCAAAGCGCGTTAAGGTAGTTTGTAGGTGCTATAGTTATGGTGTGAGTGATTTTTCTAGGAGCGTGTTTGTTCTTAACTCTAGGCTCTCTAGATATATCCCTTACAATGACTTTTTCTTTTCTGGCTGTAGTCTTCATGCAGGTAAAACTCCTCCAGTTCGCATTGGCGCAGGCTGTACAGTAGTCCCAGTTCGTGTCTGTCTTACTCTATCGAGCATTCCATCCAACTCTTGTACTCCACCATCAGTGCTTCCATCCCCTAAACCAGACACAACATCAGCAGGGACGATGTATTCTCCGGGACTTACAGCTACTGGTTGTTCAGTACCAATCATACCATTAACCATGTCATCCATGCCTCCCCCTTGACCTCTGATTACGCCCTCAGTTTGAGCGTTAGGGACTACAGATTGGAGTGCTTGTTCGCGTAGCATTTCAAATGCTTCTTGCCCGAACTCACTGATAAACATGTTGATAATAATGTCGGCCTCTTCTTGCGAAACCTTACCTAAGACAGCAGATATTGTTTGTTCAACTAATTGAATTTCAGGGTTTGGCGTTACTCCCCCTTCTTGGAAGTTATACGTTTTAGGTTCAGGCTGAGGAAATCCCATTTCTGCCCCTAGATTTGAAGCAGGCATTTCTTGCGGAGGCATTACAGGGCGATTATCAACCTGTGTAGGCTGACCTTGACTGGTTAGCTGCATAATCATCTGCATTACAGCTTCTTCTCCATAGATGCCAGTTGCCTTTCTAAGCTGTTCTACTAGCTCAGGAGGTAGCCTGTCAACAGTAACCCCTTGGGCAAGGGCATCGGCAACTTGACTTGCGACACCCATGACCTCCTGCTCGGTCATCATCTGCATACCGCCACCATCCATGCTTAAATTGCCTTGCATCTGTTGTGCATTGGGGTCGATCTCTGCGATACCGCCTTCAGCAAGACCTACCACTCCACCCGCAGCCCGACCTCTGCCAATATTGCCTCTTCCTCTGCGACCATATATAGGCACAAGAGGCTCTTCCGACCCAATCAAGTCTATTGCTGATTCTGCGCTATCCTGTGAAGACTGAGCTTTGTTTGCAAGACCTGCTATACCCATTGAAGCTTGAGGATTTACAATGCTGTTCATGTCGGCAGGAGTAAATGTTGGTGTAGTGGGGGCTGTTGTATTAGCTGACATGGCCTCACTAGGTATGTTACGTCCCATCACAGTTTCTTGAGCAGGTGCTTGCAAGTAGGAATTATCGCCTACGCCATACACGCCGCCTTTACCGCCCATGTTTATAGGGATATTTCCAGTATCAACTGGGTCGGTAGTAGGTTGTGGGTCTGCTGGAGCTGGAACAGGTATTCCTGCTTCTTCTTTGGTTGCTCTGAAGTAGTTAATCTCTGGCGCAAATCCTGCTCTTGGGTCTCTGCCCTGAGCAACTAATGCATCAGATTCTCTCTGCAATTGATCAGCAGTGACAACATTTGCAGGGCGTAAGGTTTGTTGAGTCTCTCCTGATTTTGCGGGGTTCCCCATAAAGCTTCCTAAGTCAAAAGAAGGAACTCCCCCGCCCGTAAACATCCCTACAGCTTGCACACCGTTCATTTGACGGGCGTACTCATTAGGGTCTATAGATACTAGACCGCCACCTGCATAGCCAGAGTACCCGTAGTCTTGTCTTGCTAGGTCAATAGATGCATCTCGTACAGCAGTGGAGCGATCAAGGGTAGCCTGTTTGTCTGCTTCCATCTTTCTAACTGCGTCTTGAAAATCATCTTTAGCCATTTCTTCGCCCCTCATTCCTTCGCCTACAGCGACAGGAAGTAAGGATTGAGGAGTTACTAACTCTTTTCCAAATTTTCCAGCAAACGCCATTGGGTCTTTCATTATATTTGATCCAATGTTTTGCCCTGAATCAGCTATAGCTTTATCAAGTATTTCTTGTCTGTATGCTTCAGACCCAAGGTTTGGTATGTTGCTACTGCCTATAGAAGGGTTTGGCATAAACCCTTTCATAGAGGTTGGATTAGGTGCATATGCAGGAGCCTGAGTTATTGCGTTTGCTTGCTGTTGAAGTGTATTTAAGCCTACATCTACTCCTGACTTGGCAGCCTCTTGCTCTACTAGCGACAAAGCATTGGTTTCTACATTGCCAAGGTTTGTCGTTGCCTCGACTACTCCTGTGTCAAGACCTGCTGAAGCTCCTTGCATAGCACTGCCTATCCCATAGCCTGTAATGCCTGCCATCAAGCCTTGCTTAAGGTCACCAGTAACGGCTGTTGTTGCAATGCCAGAGCCTAAAGCTCCTGCTAAAACTGTGTTTGCGGCAAGGGTGCTGCCTAACAGTCCTGCGCCTGCTGCGGCAGAAGCTCCCATACTTCCAAGTAATGGAACTAAGAAGGGGAGAAACGCTTCTGGTTGGCCTGTCATAGGGTTTCGTGTAAGAGAACCTGTAGGAGACAAAGACGCTAATCCTTGGACTTCAACTGGATTCATGTGGACAAGCATACTGTCCCCATATCGACCATGAGTTGCCATCTGCTCGGCTGCGCCTTGCATTGGTCGATTCATCATTCGTTGGTTGTTCATTAGCTAGTCTCCACGCCAAAAAGGTTAAAACTTACGTTAGCTGCACTTGCATAGACTTTCATAACATCGTTCTGCCCAAGACAAATACCGATTACCACGGTCTGAGTAGTCTCAGCCGCAAGTGATTGATTATAGAATAAAAATTGCTTATCGTCTGCGCTTGCACCCGCAACATGGACGCTAACCCTAAACGTGATTGCACTACCTGACCTGTTACATATAACAAGAGAACTTACTGTTGTTTGAGCAAGGTCGGGAACTGTATATAAAACTGTTGCTGTAGTAGCGGATGGATCAGATTGCCCAAGAACCTTGATTACGTCACTCATGAAGCACCCATTAGTAAGAATTGAAACCTACGCAAAGCTAAAGACCCTGTTTTATCACTCTGTCTTTTAGCAATGGCTATCTCATTATCTGCGTTTGACAAGGCAAACTCTAGCGTTTTGCGAGTAATGTTTTCGTTGCTCTGATCATACTCTGCTCTTGCCACTGGAAGTGGAGTCTTAACTGTAGCCATTATCGTCTACCATCCTGTCTTACATCCATTCTAAGAGTTCCCAATCTCCAACCATAACCCTCACCTGTACTCTCTATTCTTATCAAAGGATGCCTTGATCTTGCTCTTATATCAGACTGTCCTGTGTTTTCAGTCACTGTTGTAGTGGCTAATACAGTTGCATCTTGAAGTGGGTAGTCTCTACCTTTAATTGTCATAGCTATACTGGGATCAGACCCTTTAAATGAAAAGTCTGGAATGATTCTGTGCATAAACATAAATGCATTACCATCACCTATCTCAAGGTCACCAGACTCAACAAATGCGGTTAAGGCTTCACCATCAGCATCAAAACCGTTCTCATGCTCATACAAGTAGTTAGCATTAGTTTCTGTAATAATTGAGGACGCTAAAGGATAGTTACCTAAACCAGAATCAAACCAAGCTCCCCTAGTCAGCGTTCCTATAGACCAAAGGTTCTCTTCATAGTTATATGTAACATAGTTTGTTATCTCTGTGTTTCCTGTACCAATAGGGTAGTACCAAGTTACTTCAGAGTGAGCCGCGTTTTCAGCGGCAAATACTTTAAACGCCTGCCCCACATTTAAATTGGAGAAAACATAATCTTTTACCGTACATGGAAGTGGCTGAACTGATCCGTTGTAAACAAAGAACCCACCTTCATCCATAAAAAACACAGAACCCCTAGCGTTAACAGCCGCATTAGGAGATATCATAGAGGTGTCTGTGCTTATTGTTGTAAAGTTAAATACAAACGGAGGCCCAACAAATCTCATCGAATGCAGGCTTACATCTGTAAATACAAGTATCTCTTCTCGCGCTTGAACGGCTCCAATAATAATTGAGCCTGAGTTTATTCTCACACCTCCTGCGGTGTTAATAGCAGTGGGTAGCCAGTCAATTGCGTTTTGTTGATCAGAGAATCGAATAAACAAAGGGTCTATGGCTGTAGAGCCTATGGGGTTTGACCCAAAGGCAATAACGTGCTGATCAATATCTGACACCATAACCTGAAGAGCAATGCTTGGAGGCTCAGAGTTTCCAGATATAGTGGTAATGTCAACTGCTCGGTTTGATAGACTGCCAGAGGTATCATGATAGTATATCCCTCCACCCCTAACATTAAGCACCAAGTCTTCGCCAAAGTTGTCTTGACTGAAAAGCCTTAACTGATTACCTGAGCTAATGTCGCTTGCGGAGCCAAAGCCCCCAGAACCCCAAGCATTTACGCCAAATCCTGTACTTGAAACATAAGCGTTAAGACCAGTATTGATCTGATACGCTCCTATTGTTCCGCTACCGCCATCACCAGTATCGCTTGAGTTTGCTGTAACTGTCGTGCCTGAAGTGTCTTTTGCTGTAAAAGTATAAACACTTGAAGATGATACGGATGTTAT